TTATACTCATTATGCTTAGACTCTGGTATCAACCACAATACAGGTTTAAGCCCATCGTTATTAAGGACGTTAAACTCATGGGTGTAATCATACAGGTGAAGTTCACCTGCGGGTAGATGTCCATTGCGAGCCTGTACATACAGGTCTATATGTGTATCACCGTTGTTCTTGAGAATACTGCGGAAGTGGGTTCTTTCTTCTGCGGAATAACTAGGGGATAAATACATTAGGCTTGTGCCGTATTTATTTCTCCAGTCAAAAATTCTAGGATGTGCTTTCTCTGCGGTTAAGAAAGAAGATCGTACACCGTAGAATTCATCTATAGGGTCTGCGTTAGAGGGCTGTCCAAGCACCCCCAACGTAAGCATAAATGCCAGCACCGCTCCCCGGATTCCAGTTTGTACCATCCGCATATCTTATATCACCATCCCTTGGTTTTTCTGGAGCAACATTTGTTTGCTCCAATCTCATTACATCTAAGTTAAATATAATATCTGACAGTCTGTTTAACTCATGGAAGAGGTAATCAGAGAGTTGATCGTTATTGATTGGGGCGGGGTTAGGAGTCCATCTGTTTACAGACTTAACATTCTTTACACTAGCGTTAGCCATAAGACCTTGATCCTCTCAATCCTTTCTTTTGTACCTCAAAGGCTAGGCCATGCAACTTCCAGTCAATATCGCTATCAGACTCTACCTTGATCCCAAAGTATTTCCCGCTTACCCTGCATGATACCTTGGACTGAGAGTTAGGGTTAAAGGCTACCGGCCCTTCCCATGTGATACCCTCTTCCGTACTCATCTGTCTACCGATGTACACGTTTACCGTGTTATCTCCACTAACTTCAATCTGGGGGTAGACAGCAGATACAAACTTGACAGACTGTGGATCACCCAAGTCATACCCGCTTCTCTCAATGTAGGCTGACATGGTGGCCGTGTCTTTTTTGTTGCCCTTGTTGTCCCTGAATATCTTGGTGTTAGTGACATCAGCAAACACGATGTTCTTAATTACATTGTCGTAGTTAGTAGCACCCCAAGGGTCTGACTCAGCATCCCAAGTTTCGGATGAGGCATCCCATGTAGCGCCAGTTGTAATCTCTACAATACCTGAGTTAATGTGAGAAGTATCAGGTAGATCACGGAAGGAGAAGGTGTTATCCTTCCAGTTCCAGATCAAGGCTTTGTTTACTACAGTAGATGATCCCGCCGGATAACAGGCCATCATTTCGTTTCTAACGTAGTCTGCGGCAACAAAACACTTCTCGTAGTTGTCACCGTTTAACTCATCAAACACCGTCCTACGAAGTCTGTTAGATAGCATAGGGGTTACAGTCTGGCCATTACACACATAGAAGTCAGAATTGCCCATGAAGAAATGTCCACCTTCAAACTCTGCTACCGCTTCTTTAGACAGCAAGCCAATGGTAGGAGAAAGAAGTTTAAACGAAAAGATGTACGGAGTACCCACATAGTTCATAATGTAGATACTGTCATCTTTGTAGATAATAAACGAGTCGCCAAGAGGTAGGCCGTCTATAATATTCCCCGGCGTATCTGAAAGTTCATACTCACCGGCATCTAGCGTAGCATCTGTTTCATCCCATGTAGAGGGTGGAGAACCGTATGAGGCTTCCGTACTCCACTTGACTAGGCGTGGCTCTTCATTGGTTCTTTCCCAATTAAGGCCAACAAGGAATGTCCTAAAGGATCGTATTGATTTACACTTATTTCCAGTAGGCCAGTTACTCAACTCCATAAAGGGACTGGATAATGATGGAACGCCATTACTCAAAGGCCACATCTGGGGAGTATCATATCCGTTAGTAGCAACAACCAAACCATTCAGGTTGGTAGCCGTCCACCTTTTGTCTGTAGTGTTAGCCCCATAGTCGTTATCAGAGGTTCCTGTGCTACCTGAAGGAGTAACAACAGCGTCATCAGGATGGTCATTAGCCGCTGTACCTGACAGGGTTATAACTCCTGTGCTTGTATCTCTAGCAGAATAACTCAGGCTTTCAAACTTATTTGTGCTGGCATCTGATGTAATATCAGTGCCTATCTCTAGTGTGCCACTGGTAGGCAGAGCGGTCAAGGCGGCTCCAGTATCTACCGTAATACTGCTATCACCCGCAGTCACAGCACCATTCAATTGTAGCGTGGTTTGTCTTACTACATCAGTCCATGTAGAGCCATTCCATACCGCTATGTCTGTGGCTCCGTATGCAATCCAGTAGTAGGTTCCTGCAACCGTAAGGTACGGATGGATATAGTAAGGGGCAAATGGACAAGTAGCCATCACCTCTTGGTATCCGGCGACTTTCTTTACGCCGTTATCCAAGAGCCTTACATTGTTTCCATCAGACCATGCGTTAGGAGGAAGATTATACGGAGGGGTATCCTTTATAATTCCTATCTGGCCTAAGTTTTCGATAGGGACTAGGGGCATTATTCTGGAGGGGTGGGCCAAGTAATATTAAAGGGGTCAGGCTGATCGGTTATATCTCTCAAAGCCTGACGGTATACTTCCCATTGCTCTCTTTCAGAGTCAGACATTGGCACATCTGGTAATACAGTCCAGTCACAAGACTCAAGACGATACTTTCTCTCAGACCGAACTACAACCCACTGCTCTTCGTTTCTTCCATCTAAAGCCTGTTGCCAAGATGGTTTTGCGCTTGGGTTTTCATAGATAACTTGAGCGTTGTACTGATCTTCATTATCTACAACACCTTTGATGGAGAACCAATTATTAGGGGAAGCCTTTATTAGAATGTCTGATAAAGTTTTCATATCAGTAAAAGTCATCATTCAATCTCCCACACTGTTAAACTAGACATAGATGTAGAAATTCCTCCATCACTAGGGTTAGAACAATTAGCACGAATCTTTATGCTCTTCGTTCCTGCCGATAACGGCGTAGACTCTAATACGGTCATCGTTGTCCATGATCTGATCTCATTATTTGTCGATGAAGACCAACTGCTAGAACTCCATTGCCCTCCCGCTGACCAGTTTGATCCTATAGCCGCCGCATCAGTAGCGTTATAAACCTGAGCCTCACCAGTTTGTGCCGTTGCATAAGCCCAAAGACCTCCAAATAGATTTGCCTGTATCAATAAGTTAGAGGTTGCGCTTGCTTTGACTACTGAGAATGTAGCCGCATCTGTCATAGATGTAGACCTTATACTTGCACTGCTTGTATCCTCTAGCCTGCTTACCTTAATTATATTATTTCCATCTTCCGAAAGAAAAGTTATCCAACCACTATCAGCCTCATTACGAATCTTCAACAAGTTGTTTGAGGTGTCAAACCAAATTAGACCCGCAGTAGTTGGGCTAGGCGCTGTCCCGCCGGTATGAATACCGTTGATAGCCTCATCAGCATTAGGCAACGTATTCTTTAGTACAGACTTGATTAGACGCAGGTGATCGTCGCCTTGACTAATGGAGTCTGATCCGCTAGGGTTTGTGTCTACCAGACCACTAATGTATGTTGCACTTTCTAATGCCATGTTTTAACTCCATCCAAGGGAAACCGCTTGGATGCGTGTTTCCTTACTTGCAGATTGATTTAAGGTTTCAATTTTGTATCTCATTGACGTTCCAGATGGTTGACTTGATATGTCTACGTTATGTGCAGTCAGAATGGTATGACCGCCAGTTGTGCCTTCGCTTGATAAGGTAGCCTGAGTCCATGTGGTTCCGTTATCTCTAGAGACATACGCTTTTAAATCTGTATTCACAGTTGCTGTTCCGGCCCCATTCGTGTAAGTCATTACAATATCACCAGTAGTAGGAGTGGCTTCTGCGGTTGTTGCGGTAGACACTAGGGTCATATCTGTAATACCTTCGTAAGCAACAGTATTTACAGAAAAATTTGCCCCCCAACGCGCACCACCGTTGGTCGTTCCAAAATAACAACCCAGCCTGCGGCCAGAAGTATTAGTGCTTCCACTTACTCCTGTTAATTGGTAGTAACGATAAGAGGTCGTATTAGCACGAAGATTAGAACTAATGTTAAAGCGATTTAAATTGGAATCTGAGTTGTAACCCAAACTAAAAGAACTTCCAATATCTGTCCAAGACGCCGCATCATTAGACCCTTGCCATTTCCAAGTGCCATCACTTGCACCGCTACTGTCAATCAACCATTCACAAGATTTATAAATTTTACCGCTACCAAAATCGAAACGAACATAATCAGAGGAATCAACAGTCATTGACGGCATCCAACCGCCACCATCGTCATCGTCAGATTCAAGACCGTTTACAAGATATTCTCCATCGGTATTACCAGATGATGAGAAAGCCCAAGTAAAGGAACTTGTCACAGCAATATCAGATGTCCTATCTGTACGGTCTACATCATTACCGGCGCTAAATCTAAATTCGTCAATATAGCCATCTAAGTATGCTTCAGATGCGGCGCTTGATGACCATCTGCCAATTTCAAAGTTTCTGTTGTAATCTTCCAACCATTCACTTGAATCGCTAATTGTTTCTGAACCCAAAGAAACTCCATCAACAAAGATTTGACAAGTTTCTCCATTCCTAGCGCAAACAACGTGATACCAAGTATCAATAGCAACTGAATCAGAACAATGAAGGGATATTTGATTAGAGTCAGATGCGCTATAAATCATCCATCTCCATTCGTAAGTTCCACTATTATTTGTCAATCTAAAATATTGACCGCTATGATTATCATGGTTCTGCGACCAAATATTCATTGCATTACCGGAACTGGGAAGCGACTTAAACCTTACCCAACATTCGTAAGAATATGATTTAAATTTCGTAAAGAAAATTGCATTATCAGCAATTGACAAATAATCATCTGATCCATCAAATTCTGCTGATGCTGTACCGAACTTCTTTACTGTTGTGTCTGTATGCGCTCCACCGTTGGATGTAACTGTTAATCCGTTTGATGACGAATCTGTGAAGGTTGTTCCACCGTCACTACCATCCATGTGAAGCAATAATTCGGTAAAAGAATCATTACCCCCAATGCTTCCAGAATAGTATTTTCCGGTTGAGTCTCTTGTATCTTCACTAGAAAGGGATGAGTCAATTCCAGTCGCATCTTGGAAGTCATCAATCGCTTGGTCTACAAGATCGTATTTGCCTAGCGAACCATTTGAGGCAACCTTGAAGCCAAGTATGGCAATATCATCCTGTAACCCGGAATCGTCATACTCAGATATAGTAGCCCAAGAGTTGTCGCCTCTAAGGTAGGTAGATGAACTTGCTGTACCTGTTGCAGATAATTCGGCAACACCAACAGCATCATCAGCCATCTTTGCGCTTGTTACAGAGTCATCAGAAGGCTCACCAAAATCAACAACGTCACCTAAAAACTGTACTGTTACGTTATCTGTGCCTGATGGGGTTGTGCCTGTAGTCGTGAGCGTAGTTCCGCTGACGCTGTAAGCATCGCCGGGGGTCTGACGAACACCATCAATAAACAGAAGTACCGTTGCGGTAGTTGCAGTCTTTGACAGCGTGAACGATGTCCCGCCTCCGTTAAATGACTCTACTCCGTATGCCCCAATATTAGGAGGGCTGTTCCCCATGTA